TAATATTAGTTCCATATACAATAGAAGGATCCGAAAATATCATTTTAAATCTATCTTTATATTTCAAAAATAGATTCATTTCCATATTTCTAAATTCATCTGGTTGATAAATACCAATACCTGACATGAATAACATTGCACGTGTATCATCTAAAACTGAATACTCATCAATATTTCCAAATATTTCACTATTAGGATAGATTAAATGTTTCAGATTTCCAAATTTACTAGCATGAGACGATGAATTAATAATAAATTCACCTGGTATTCTAATTCTAAGTTCAGATATTTCTTTCCTTAAGTTAGCTCGATCCATTTCAGAATCTTTATTTCCATTCTTTTCAAGTGACTTTAATTCGCCTGATAAGGCTTCAAAATCTCGAGTATAAGTTTGTATAATATCTGAAATCTTCGGAGCCCCTGAAATAAGAGGCTGAGATATATCTTCAATGTATTGACTAAACATATTATTGGAAGAAACACAAAGTGTTTTTCCAGTTTGATAATAAATAGCGCCAGAAGTAAGTATCTTTTTAGATTCCATATTATTAATCTTTTGTATGCGAGATCCGAGATCATTTAATTTTGTTAACAATTCCTGCTTATTACTATCACGAATGAAATGCAATATTTGAAATCCATATTGGCGAATACTTTCTTGAGTAATTAAGCCTAAATAAGGAAATTTATTCTTTAGTTTCATTTCGCTGGGCAGATCAGAATCTAGTAATTCAGACATTTTGAAAACAACCTCTAGAGAATAAGATCGTTTTAATAAAGGTTTATTTTCGAGTAAATCTAAAAAAGATTCCAATTCTTCTATAGAATTAACCATGGAATGTGGCATAAAAATATACCCACTAGAATCAATAAAAGTACAGCTAATATGTTGCATTGAAGATTTAATCATTTTAATAAAACTATTATCTTCTAATTCATACCTTTTACGGAAACAGTCAATTACAGTTGGAATCTCTTCAGGTTCCGCTACAGTAGCAGATACTAAAAAAGAAATCTGTGGTAATATAGACATAATTTTGGCAGTAACTGGCAAATCATATGCAGCACAAGCTTCATCAAAATAAAGAATAAATCTGTTAGGATAAGCCTCTAGTAAAACTACGGCTGATTCTAAATCTGAAATAATCATTTCGGGCCATTCTGCTTTATCCATATTATCAATGGGATAATTCTGATCTTTAATAGAGCGAATTTCATTTAAGTAAAATTCTACTTGAACACGAATATCATCATGATATTTCTTCTTATTATCTTCTTCAAATTGTTTTTGTGTTTTCAATTTTCGATGATGATTCCAGTCATGATAACAGTTTTTATAGAATTTTACGAAGGATTTATCTCTGTTATCATAGGAATCATATTTTCTATAAGCAAGACCGAATTTAACATCAATATTACTTGTTCTACAAGCAATACCAACATCATCTCGAACTTGAATATTAGAGCAAATAAAGAGTAATACTTTATTAGAATAGGATAGGTCATGTCTTTTTGATTTATTAATTTCCGAAATCATGCGCGCTGCCATAGGAGCATGCTGTGTTTTTCCACCACCAGGAGGGACATTATAGAATCCTAAAACAGCTTTATTATTTTCGATAGAATCTTGTATTAAAGATAATACAGTTTTCTGCTCTAAATAAAGTGAGACTGAGTTCGGCTTCTCTTTATCCCAAAAGGAGTTTGATACTATCCGAGGATTAGCAACAATAAATTCATTAAGACGCGTTCTAGATTTCTTATTAGTAATAACTTCTCTTAATTTGTCAAGTAATTTATTACTTTTTTTAAGAATATCTTGTAATAAATCGGGTTGAAGTATTTCAATAATATATTTAGGAAAATCTTGAATAACACGATATAAACTAATTTCACAGTCGACAAAAACAATAAAATCAATATCCATGTCCTTCTTTTTAATTAAATAAATAGTCCAGTAAATAATGTTTAAAAAAATAACTTTAAAATTATTAATATAATTTCTACTTAATACAATAAGGTTATTCTGAATAGTAATTGATTTTGAAAAGGCAGAAAGCTCTTTTCGCTGATTTTCAAGTAAAATTTGAAGCCTTAATGTTTCAGTTGAATTTAATTTTTTAGGCTTATTTTTTTTATCTTTAATATTTGATACCTCTTTTTCGGGCTCTTTTTCTAAAAAAAGAGATGGAAATCCATTTTCTTTCAAAAAAGAATGGAATGATTGAATATACATGTACATTGGAATAGAGTTATCTAACTCTAGTTCTAAACTAACATCTTTTTTATCAATAAATCTAATACGAACTTCTTTAATCAAAGCTGATAAAATAGGGTCATTTGGGCGTTCTTCATTAATATTCGACCAATCAATATTTTGATCAGTTGAGCTTTTAACTCCAGATATAGATACTGAAGTTGACATATTGAAGATATAGTTTTATATATTCAATATTCTTTATTTATAAATAGAAATCAATTTTTATATAGAAAAGTTTATTTTTTTAGAGGTTTTTTCTTAACTTCAATTTCTATTTTTTGTTTCATTGGTTTTAATTTAGATTCTTTTTTAACTTCTTTCTTAGCTTCTTTTTTAGCTTCTTTTTTAGCTTCTTTCTTAACCTCTACTGGAATAGATTTTACTTTGTTAGCGATAGATTTTTTATTTTTTTGAATTTTCATAGCATCACTTAATAAATTATGAATATCGGCTGATTTTAATTTATATACTTTTTTAGGTTTATCTTTAGAAGATGTTTTTTTTACTGGTTCATAATTATGAAGTTTTTCTTTTAATCGATTAACATCATCATTTTCCATTGGATTTTTTATTCTAGTTACCTTTTCTTTGATATGAAATGTTCTTCCATTTTGAGATAACCCATCTACTTGATGAATATGAGTATTATGTCCTTCGATAATTTGAAATTTAGCTTTTTTTCTACCATCATCATTAATTTGAGTATAACTTTTTTTTAAAAGAAAACGCATTTTATTTATATTATAATATTAGAAAAAAATATAGATTATAAATATGTCAGAATTTATATTTTCAAAATTATTAGATAAAGTAAGTGACGCAAGTGCAAATATAAATAGCTATTTTGATAATTTTGATACATATAATGCAAATATATATACTATTTTAAACCGCTTACCGAAACATAATATCATTTTTTATATTTTTATAGTATTAATCATATTTAATTTAATAAGACCATATGAAATAAAATTGAATCATATATTAACTTTTCTAGTATGTGTCTTATTAATCTATTATTTAATTAATAAAGATTATTCTGATACAAATACTTTTATTACAAATAAAAAAAAAAAATTAGATTTTTTGCATAAGATTATGTATAATGAAAAAGATTGGAGTTATGCTATAGAAGGCGAATCTTCTTTTAAACCGGCTGTATTACAGAAAAAATCATATTTATTTGAAGACCCATTATTAGTAGAATTATTATATAACTGTCGTTCTTATATAAAATATAGTATATCAGCTTATGTTAGTTGTTTACATCATTGTAATAATGTTATTGGTTTAGACTATGAAAGTAGAATTGGATTAAATGCAGAGTATTATAATTATGAGATTGCAGTAGCAGAAAGTAAAAAGGCATTAAATGAGTTTCAAACATTTACTTATCAATTAGAACCATTATCAGAATTAAGTTTTGAAATATTTTTGAAAAATAGGACTAAATTACATGAAATATTAAATTCACATTTGGATAATATGAGCCGATTATTTAAAGAAAAGAATAAATTACATGATATAACGAATCATACTTATCCAGATAATTTTTATGATATGAATTTTCAAGTAGCTCCCAATAATACAAAATCAAAGGATTATATATCAGTTTATAATATGTTCTAAAGGGAACCTAGGAAAGGGAACCTAGGTTCCCTTTACATCCCTCCTAGTAGGGAACCTAAGGTTCCCCTACAACCCCTCCTCAAAGGGAACCTAGGTTCCCTTTAGATCCCTCCTATTCTATCTTACCCTTTTATTCAAATAAACAGAGTTTGTATGTTTGTATATTTATAAAAAAAAGTTTTTAAATTTTAACAATAAGAATAAGGGTATGATGGAATAGGAGGGATCTAAAGGGAACCTAGGTTCCCTTTGAGGAGGGGTTGTAGTGGAACCTTAGGTTCCCTACTAGTGAAGTTTATGATATTTCTTAAAAACCAATTCCAAATTATTGTTTCGATTAAAAGATTTGGTCATAAACCATCCATGGTTAGGTTCACTATAAGGAATTTCGTATCCGAATTTTCTATAATAGTTTCTGGTTCCTACACCCGCAATAACACAAGTGCCATCGCATCCATGTTCTTTACTAATTGTTTCAGCAACATGTAATAATTTTTTACCAAAACCATGATGCTGACCAGGATTCTTTTCATTTTTATTAATCTTGTTTTTATTTTGTGAATAAGTTGAAACTTTTTCACCATAAACATGTAATTCTCGGATTTTTCCTTTATTACTCATTGATTGTGCAAAACAATTATTATAGTTAGGACTAGAAATTCGTAGCCGCAGAAAACTATATATAATATTTTCATTTCCACATCCATAAAAATAAGAATTAAATCCAAATAATCCAAATATGAACTGTTTTATTTGAAACAGTCCATATTTCCAACAAAAAGGACACGTACATGATTTATGTGAAAGAAAAATTTCTTTTCCTCCAGACGAATCATAATCAACTCTAACAAGTCGAGCTAAGTGAATATTTTTAATATTAAATTTAACTTCCATGCTTCGAATCTCTTTACTTCGTTCTCCTGCTTTTTCAATTGCTTCATCTAAAACTTGTCTTAAGTTAGTAATTTTATTACCACCTTGAATATGATCTCCTGGGAAATCTCTTTGAATCCGGTTCACTCTAATCCAAGGAGGAATATTAAGTGTTGTCCAAATTAACAAATCAATAAATTCTTTAAAATGGCTTTCTGCATAAGGTTTATATGTACCAGCATCATACCATTCTTTAATTTTAGTGAATTCTAAAACAACAGTTGGATAAATCTTCCATTGATCCGCTTGATAATCAGGATGATTAATAACTGTTTCTAGCATTAATCTATCCATTTCAGGGGTAGCCCCAGGTAAATCAGGCATTAGATGAATATCAATTTTAAAACCATTATCTTTAGCTAATTTAATAGCCGCAATAATATCTTTTTGAGTACATTGACGATTTAATTTTTCTAGAAGAGAATCGTCTGTATGTTGAACTCCCATTTGAATCCGAGTTACACCATAAGAACGAAATCTTCTTAATTCATATTTTGTAATTTTATCTGGTCTTGTTTCAATAGTAATGCCAATAATTTTACATAGTGCTGATTCATTTATTTCAATTTCTTTTTGTATGTCATCAAATGGTTCACGCATTTTAGTCCTATCATCAAAGATAGTATTTGCAGCATAAAACAACATTTTAATAAATTTTTCTGAATCAGCAGGTTTATAGCATGAAAAAGTACCACCTAATATAATAATCTCTACTTTGTCAATATGATGACCATTTACGAAATAAGCCATTGCTCTATCGTAAAATTGTTTCAATGGATCAAAATTATTTCTTTCACCGCGTTGAACAGTGGGTTCACCTTTAAAGTAAGAACGACTATATTTTGGATCATTGGGACAATAATAGCAATCATATGCACATGAAAATACATCAGGTGGCATAATAACAGAAATAACTAATACACCAGATTGACTTCTCATTCTTTTAGTAATTAATATTTCTTCTAATGCAATATTTTGACTAATTATATTTTTATATAAAAGAACACGGTATAAATAATAAATTTGTGATTTTTTAGGATAAATTTTATGTTTTCTTCTACATTCAACAGATGCTTCATCGTATTTTTGTTTAGGAGTTTTAATTTTTTTTAATTCTTTTCCAAAAATCATTTTGTATATTTTAGATAAATAATCGGGTTCTTTTTCAGAGAAATCATATTTTAATAAATCGTATACAAAATTAGTAATACTTTCACGATGTATTTCTGGAATAAGAGAATTTCATTTAATTTGAAGATTATTATCTGCAATAATATCTTCTAAATCAGTTTGAAACAAACAATCATTCGTTTGTACTTTTATGTTTTGAAAGTTGACTAATTTAGCCATAAAAGTTTGTGTTTGTTTAATTATAATTAATAGAAATTATAATTAAAAATTATTCAGTTTTTCAATAAGGGAACCTAGGTTCCCTTATAAACCCTCCTAGTAGGGAACCAAGCGTAGTGTGGCCTCCCCTACAACCCCTCCTATTCCATCATACCCATTATATTTTTAATCCGATTAAAACAGATCGTGATATGATGGAATAGGAGGGATGTAAAGGGAACCTAGGTTCCCTTTCTAGGTTCCCTTTCTAGGTTCCCTTTCTAGGTTCCCTCTAATTGACATGTCCGTAGTCGGTTCCTAAGTCATCAAAACCAGTTACAATACCGGTATTATTTTTGCCAGCAAATGTAGGAGTTGCTGCATATGGTAATTGTGAGTTAGGAATATATTCACCGGTTTTGTTGAATTGGCGGAACCAAACATCACCTGGAACACCCCAGTGATCATCTGGCCAATTTGCAGGTCCTCGAGAATTTAATGTTGCGGCGAAATCAGACCCATTACTGCCACCTTTTTGTTTTTTTGATATTTTTTTTTTGGGGGCTACTTTTTTTTGTTTTTTAGGAGCTGATTTTTTTTGTTTTTTTGAACCACCTTGAATTAAATTTTGATCACCAAATTTAACAGCTTTTGCTGAATTAACTGAAGCTAAATATTGTTTATCTAATTCTGCTAAAAATCCAGAAAAGTTATCAATTGCACTATTAATTCCTCTTTGAACGGCAACTACGCCACCATCATTAACACGTGGAATTACTTCACCTGATCCTTCTTGAGGTTTAACGTTAGTACTTAAAATTTGTAAAACTTTTTCTTGTTCTTTTGCAGCAGCAATAGCAGAAGCTGCAGCTTGTAAAGCAGATTGTTGTAATGCAAGTCTATCACCAAGATTATTTAAAGCTATTTGAACTGATTCTGCAGCAGCACTTACAGCTTTTGAACTATTTTCAACTGACATTGATGAAGATTGATTAGTTAATTGAGAAGCTACTTCAGATGTTCCTTGGGCAACTTCACTTGTGGAAGATGCAACTTGTTTTAATCCAGCATTTAATTGTCTTTGACTAGTTAAATTTAAACTTTTTACTGAACCAGTAGCTAATTGTGCATTATTCTCAACTTTTTGTAGTTGACTAGCAGGTAATCCTTCAGCTATTCCAGACATAACAGTGGTATTTGCTGCGGAAGTTGCAGCAGATCCTGCAAAATTTGCAGTAGCAGATGCTAGTTCAACTGGTGTCATTTGAGTTAATCCACTTTTTAATCTATTTCTAGCTTCTTTTAATTCAACTAAATTTGCTGAATTTTTGTATTGATTCTTAGAATTATAATACTCAATTGCTTTATTTAAATTATTTTTATATTCATTGTAAGGTTTGAAAGGATTCTTTAAATATTCTTTCCAATTAAATAAACGTTTTTGCATTTCATTATTAGATAATTTTGATTTATTTGCAATAGTAATAGCTTGTTCTTCTGCTTTTGCAGCATTTACTGCAGCATTTGCAGCTGTAACAGCAGATTGTTCTAATATTTGTCTATTACCAGGGTTATTTATAATTTTCCCAACAGCTCCTGTTGCTTCATTAGCTGCTTGTGAACTATTTAAAACTGCATTAGCTAAAGGTTGGCTATTTAATTCAGAGACTACAGCTAATGGATTACTTAATTGTTCAAGTGGCAATGCTTCAGAAGTTGCTGCAACGGCAGTTGCATTAGCTGCAGAATTTCCAGCTGATTCTGCAAAATTTGCAGTAGCTAATTCTAATTGAGGAGATGTCATTTGAGCTATTCCATTTTTTAATCTATTTCTAGCTTCTTTTAATTCTACTAAATTAGATGAATTTTTAAAATTAGAAGAATAATTATAATATGTAATAGCAGCATTTAAATCATTTTTGTATGAAGGATAATTAGTTGGATCGTTAGTAACTTTCTTTTTCCAGTTTAATAATCTTTGTTTATATAAATTATATTTATATTTATTATTATATAATGGAGTTTCTTCAGAAGGTTGATTTTTATTGAATTCATTTTTTTTGTTATTTCTAGCTTTTTTTAATTCAACTAAATTAGGTGAATTTTTTAATAAATTACTAGTCTCAAAATAAGCAATAGCACTATTTAAATTATTTTTATAAATAGGATATTCTTCTGGAAATTTATTTAAATATTTTTTCCAATTGGATAATTTTTGTTGATTATTAATATTTGCACCGCCTTTTACACAAGGAGGAGCAGCATTGTATGGTACTAACATACCAGTTCCAACATTACCGCTTTCTAATTTTCCGTATTGAGTATTAACAGATTCTGGTATGGCTGGAAAATCAGCAAGGGGGGCATCTGGGTTATAAAAGCGGGAATGAATTGGGGTTGCACCACTGCTTTCTTGGCCTCCATGTAACTTCTTTTTTTTAGAACTACCTACTTGTTTAACTACACAACTAAGATCTAATTTTTGATAATTAGCAGGAGGAGGAGTAGTTAATTGATTATTTAATAAAGCTGATATATCAACTGCACCACCTTTGTGTTTTAACATAGATATAGAAACATCTGAATGTTTTGCTGATTCAACTGAATCATTTCCTCCAAATCCAGGAAAAGGATTTCCGCCTTTCATTTTTTTATTTTTTTTTTTACCACCTTTTAATCCCATATTATCTGGAGTAGGACTTGTTCCATCAACATTTGCATAAAGATGTGTTTCAACACCAGAAACTTCTTTTACATTGTTATTTTCAGCAGATCCTTCAGCAGATCCTTCTGAATAATTTTTTAAGTTAAAGCCTGGAATATCATATCCACCATTTTGTTTTTTTTTTATAGAAACTTTTTTATTTTTACCACCGCTTAAATTTCCTTTAGTGTCAGGTGTATTTCCATTAGCATTTGCATATATTTTTTCTTCAAATCCTAAAACTTCATTTTTACCGCCTTTCATTTTTTTCTTACCGCCTGTTTTTGGTTTAACTAATTCATAATCCATTCCACCAGTTATTCTTAAATCATTATTTCCACCTTTTTTAGCTGATTTTTTACCACCTGTTTTTGGTTTAACTAATTCATAGTCCATTCCACCAGTTATTCTTACATCATTATTTCCACCTTTTTTAACTGATTTTTTGCCACCAGTTTTTGTCATAGAAGATGTATTAACAGTGCTGCAAGTAGATGAGTTATAAGGAGCTAACATTCCAGTTCCAACATTTCCAGATTCTAAATTTCCATAAGCAGTTTTAACTGAGCCTGGTAATTCCGGAAAATCAGCTAAATGAGCATTTGGATTAAAAAAACGACTATCCATTGGAGTTGCACCACTGCTTTCTTGGCCACCTTTCATCATTTTTTTTGCTTTTTTAGCAACTGGTTTTTTAGCAATTGGTTTTTTAGCAACTGGCTTCTTTACAGTTTTTTTCCCACCAAAAGATGTTTGAAAAAAAGAGTTTTTAGTATCATAAATACCGACACCTTCTTGTGAATTTTTACCACCTTTATGTGGAACTGAATAATAATCAGTTGATGGTTTACATACGGAGCAGCCACTTTGAAATGGTGGACCCGAGAATGTATTGGGGGGGTTGATTATTTCTGACATTTATATTAATTATAAATATTTTTATTATAATTAAATTATAATAAAAATAAAAGAATTAAATTACTAATCAAATTGTACTATTATACTAACATTATGTTTATTTACTGTTTTTGTAGCAGATATTGATAACTCTGTTCTTTTTCTTCTAGTATTTTTATCTGTATCATTTTTTTTATATAAATTTCTTAGTGAATTATTCATATCATTCTCAATAACATCATAATTTTCATTAATATAATTTATTATATCATTTTCTATTGACCATCTAAAAAAATTTAATTGACCGACAGTTGTTATTAATTCATTATTATCATGATCTATAAATGATATTCTTTCCCGTCTACAAAATGGATCAAATTGCTTTTTACTATAAGCTTTTAATTGAGATTTGTAATCTAAATATACAATAAAATTTTTCATTTTATTTTCTTTTTCTAATTTTTTTCTAGATTTGGTAATATTATCTACTACTTCATAGTGAATATTATTTTTTTTACTATAATTTGTAACGAACCAGTCTAAAATACGAAGAGATATCTTTGATTTACCTGTAATAATAGGAATCACCATATTTAAATTATTTTTATTTGAAAAAAAATTTATGAGCGATTTCATTAATAAATCTTTTTTAGATGATATAATTGTATTATTATTCTTATCTAATTCTAAATGATTATTTTTAACTGATACCGTTTCCATTTTACTTTTATTTATCAAAAACTCTTTATATACTTTTAGGTGAATTTATAAAAAAATATATAATTAAGGACTATAAGTTAAAGAATCATCGGTCTCTACATATAAACAACCATTTTTATCTTCGCAATGTGCTAATTGATTCGGTTGAAATTTAGGATAGCACCCAGTACATTTTGAGTATGGTTCAGATGAAATTTCTTCATTTTCTTCTTCTGTAATATTTTGATCAGAGTTATTTAGAGTATTAGAATGTTTATTTGTATTAGAAGATTTAGTTATATTGTCTATAATTTCCATTTCTTCTATACTTTTTTTTTTAATTTCATTTTTAATTTGTTTTGGAATTTCAATTCTTTGTTTTTTTCTGCTTAAAGAAAAATTAATTTCACTTTCCATTCTTTTATTTTAATAAATAACTAAATAAAATAGATTTAAAAAAGTATCAATTTTTTTGTTAATTTATTATATATGACAATTATTAATAATATTGAAATTGATAATGTAAAATATGAAAAAAATACGATAAAAGAAGCAATTATCAATAATGATTGCATTGAAGATAAGTTACATGCTATAATTGTTATTTCTAATCCATGTTTATATGCAAAGAGATATATTTTAGCTAAACAATTTATGAAAAAATTCGAATGTGAAGAATCAGATGTTATTTTATACTTAGTTGAATTGATATACGAGGGTCAAAAATTTATTTTAACTGATAAAAATAATAAACGACACTTACAACTAAAAACAAAGATTCCTATTTGGCATAAAGAAAATATGATTAATTTGGGTGTAAAATATTTATTACCAAATAATTGGAAAGCCTTTGCATGGATAGATGCTGATATAGAGTTTGAAAATGTAGAATGGGCAAAAGATACTTTAAAAGTATTAAATGGATCAAAAGATATTGTGCAATTATTTAGTCATTGTGTTGACATGGATCAAAATAATAATACATTAAATATTTTTAGTAGTTTTGGATATAACTATATAAATAAAAAGAAATATTCGGGTAAAAGCTTTGATTATTGGCATCCTGGATTTGCATGGGCAATAACTAGGAAAGCATATGAAAGAATAGGAAGTTTATATGAATATGGAATTTTAGGATCAGGTGATAATATAATGGCATTATCTTTAATAAATAATGGCTTAAAAGCTATAAATAGTGATTCAACAAAAGAATATAAAGAATCTGTTCTTAAATTTCAAAATAAAATGAAGAATTTGCGGTTGGGTTATATACCAGGTGTAATTAAGCATAATTTTCATGGAGCTAAAAAAAATAGAAAATATACAGAAAGGTGGCAAATATTATTAAAACATAATTTTAATCCTGATATACATGTTAAAAAAGATAATATTGGGCTTTTGATACCTACTTCTATGTGTCCTACAGAATTATTAGATGATATATATAACTATTTTAGAGAAAGAAATGAAGATGAAGAATTTATGGAAAATATTCCAATTATTAATCCTATTGTAGTGGAAGATGAAGATTCAGAAGATTCAGAAGATCTAATATTTCATGATACAGAATAGGACTATGTAAGAGTTCTAAAATACTATTGTAAAAAAATGATTAATATTTTTATCAAAAATATTAATAATAAAAGAGATAGTAGATTCTATATGGTTAAACAAAAAAATGCTAAAAAAGGATCTTCCTTAAAAGGCGTTTATTTATGTAAAAAAACAAATAAATATTATGCTATGGCTCATTGTAATAAAGAAAAATATATAGGTAAATTATTCAATAATGAAGTTGATGCACATGAGCAATATAAAAAATTATTAGATTATTTTTCCAAAAATTCATGTAAAATGTATCGATTTAAAGTGGATGTAAAAAAAAGAGTTCTTAAGAGAAATATTCGAAAAGAAAATAAATTAATTAAAAAAAAACCATATAAACGGAAAGTAAAAATAAAAATAAAAATAAAAGAGTCTTTTAAAAGAAAACATCTTAGTTTTACTGATGCATATAGACTTGCACATGATCAAAATCATTTATGTAATATTTGCCAAGAAAAATTAAAAGATGGATTTGAACAAGATCATATTATTCCACTTCAATATGGAGGGACAAATAATTATACTAATTTTCAAGCACTTTGTAATAAATGTCATCTCTATAAAACAAATCGTGTAGATAATGTTTATATTAAAGGGATTGTTGAAAAAAATAAAAATATTTCAACTGATTTAATTATTAAAATATGCAGAAATTCTTATCATAAATTTTATGGTAGGAACAAAATTAATAGTGAAGAATATGATGAAGAATACTTTTGCGAAGAAAACAAAACAAATAGTTTGTCTTATATTTTTAAAAATATTAGTAAGTATCTACCGTCATTGTTTCTGTAGTTGGAATGTTTAACATATCATTATTTTCTTTAACCTTTGCTACACTATGATGTTTATAAATAAAATATAATTTTTTAGGTTCAAGATTATATAGTTCAACTAGAATTTTATCAATATTTGTTTGATGTCTAGTATTCAAAAAATCACCATGAATTTTATATAATAATTTTGCAAAATAATATGGATTTTTAACATCTTTTTTTTCAACATATTTTAGAATATAATGTGTTAATATATCTTTTCCCAAAAGATAAATGGTTTTTTCATATTCAGAAAAAATAGGTATATCTCTCGAAAAATTTGAAATATATATACTTAATTGAACTTGATCTTTTCTTAATTCCAAATAACGAAAAAATCTGTTATTTGTATTACCCCATAGATTTCTCAAATTATTATAAATTGTAGATCTGTATTTTTGTCTATTATATTTTTTATCAATAAAAATATACCCTTCGCGCATAACTGAAATATCATTCTTAATATTTTCAATAAATGGACCAATTTCATTCATCGGAATTAAATTTCTGACTGGAAGTTGAATACCAATATCTTCATATAGTTCTTCTAAAGTTTGTAAATTTCTTGTTCCAATATGAAATAAAGTAGGAGTATGATAATTTACAACAATATTATTTTCAGGATGACCAAGAATAAAAGAATAACAGTTACTAGTATTTAAATTATTATAAATATTTACTTTATTAAGTATAATTAAACTTTCTTGAAAAAGTTCTAAAAAATTTTTTTGACTTAACCATTTTGCATTTGCAGCATTAATACATTTTTTTGTTGATAAATACCAAGTGGCATTGTAATAAAATAATCTTACTAATGTTCCTTCTAATGCATCTTCTACATATAATTCATTTATATTTAACTCTGAATCAAATGTATCAGGCTCTTTATATTTATCAAAAGAATAGCATACTATTCCGAGTGTATTTTTATCCATAATTATTCCATTGCATTCTCTTACAATTTTATTATTGAAATCACAACTTTCTTGAGTATGAACTAAGAAAAGATTTGGAAATTCAGTATCTTCTTTAATTTTTAGTTTAAAAGTATCAGATTCTAAAACTACTTTTAAATCATTAAAGTTAGTAATTTTTTCATTTTTAATATAATTTAAAAGATTCATATTTATTGTATATTAATGTAATAATAATTAGATACTATTATTTTAAAATGATTATTTTATAAACAATTAGATATATATATAATTAAAAAATCTAGTTATATAATATTATACTATTGTAATGAATGAAAATATAAAAAATATATCTTTAAAAAATAATTCAGAATCTACTGTAAATGAAGGGGATAGTATAAATAGAATAGAAAGTATAAAAGAATTTGATTTTATTCCATTAAAAATAATTAAAATGGAAGGAAGTTCTATAAAAAAAGAGAATGAAATTTATTTAGACGAAGATAATGAAAGTCAAGAAGAGTCTAAAGAAAATGAAGAAGTTGAAGAAGAAGCCAATGAAGAAAAAGCCAATGAAGAAGTCAAAAAAGCTGAAGAAACAAATGAAGAAGTCAAAGAAGCTGAAGAAGCCAATGAAGAAGTCAAAGAAGCTGAAGAAGGTAATGAAGAAGAAGTTGAAGAGAATGAAGTTGAAGAGAATGAAGTTGAAGAGAATGAAGTTGAAGAGAATGAAGATAAAGAAAATAAAGATGAAAATAATGGAAATGAAGAAAATATTAATAATTTAATTTTTAATGATAATGAAAATAGTACAAATCTATCAAAATTCTTATCAGCTGAAAAAGAAGTTATTATACAAGAAGATATTGCAATTGGAAATGAAAGCCTAATTTATACAAATGATAATGTTTATTTGCAAGAATTAGAAAATCAATTATTATCAGAATATCCTGTCACTCAACAAGACAAAATATTTTTGCAAAGAAAAGTTGAAGAAGAAGCAAAAAGATTAATTGAAGTAAAAAATATTGGTGTAAAAATGAATAGAATGTATGAAAATAATATTGAATATACTTTAATAAATGATATTATTAATGATAATTTTAATTCTAATCTAATTATACCAGTAATATTAGATAAACATAAGATTTATATAAAACTAAAAGAAGAAAATGTGGATTCATCTGAAAATAAAGAAGAAAATTATGAAAATGTATATTTTTCAGAATCACATGAAAATCCAGATGGTGTTTTTGAAGTAAATCAAAAACAAGAAATGGCAACTTTAAAACAATTATTACATGAATATAAACTTTCTAAACTTGGTTTAAAATCATATTTGAATAAATTTAATGAATATACAAATCCATATTTAATTAAAAATAATGATAATAATGGAGGTTTTATACGAAAACCTATAAACCAATGTTTGGCTCTTCGATATAATGAAATAGACTCTCTTTATTGGAATACTAGAATCACTAATAATAATTTATCTTATAGTAAAGATTTAGTTGATGAGAATGGTAAAATAAAAGGTTTACAAGATTATGTTTTAGTAAAAGGAGAAGAAATTAATATTGTTGGTTTTATGATACTTCCAAATAATGCATCAGAAAATCCACTTGAGAAATCATTTAAACTAATTGGTAATATATCAAGAATATATAAATATAATGAATTTGTTGGAATTGAAATTAAAAATCATAATTTAAATAATGAAAGTATAATTTGCATAGAAGAATCAAATTCTATACCTAAAATAAACCATATTTATTCTCATTCTATAAAAATTATTGATACTGATAATATTTTAATAGAAACTAAAAAAAAGATATTAAAAGAAGGAACATTTGGCGTTTTATATTCTCTTCAAAAATTAGATTATGATTTATATAAAATTACAAAACCAAATGATATTATTGATATAGAATTAAAAGGAACAACTTATAAAAATAGAAAAACTTTAGTAGATATTAATAAATTATATTTATTTGATAAACTAAAAATAGATAAAAAATCAGATTATGATGAAATTATAAAAACAATAGTTCCAAGTAGAAATGATATTATAAACGATAATATATCAAAACTTAAAAATATATATACTTTTAATGATTTTAATAATATT